ATGGATTGGTAAGCTCAATATGAAACTGAACAAGACTTTCATCTTTATAGCCCTGGGAATACAGATGGACAATCGCGATTTTTTCCAACTCAGAAATAAACGTCTTCTGCATTCTCTGAATGGTTCGTGCGAAACGAACGTCTTCGGAAGCCAAAGTAGCCTTGCCGGAAAGTTCTTCTTCATACCCCAAAAACGCCTTGGGGATTTTGAGAGCAGCCATCAACTTATTGCGGAGATACTCAATATCGTCAATACCAGTCCACTCCAAACCGCCCAAAGTTTCTATGGATGTTCCACTATCAGAACCACGAACGGGCAGAATGAAATCCTCAACCATGTTTTGCAGGTTGAAACGGAGATTGTAATCGCCTGTGTTTGGATCAACATACGGAACCTTCTTCATTTTAGAAACCGCTTTTTCCACATAGGCATCAACATCCTGTGGAGGAATATTACCGATATCCAGCTTGAAAATACGCTTTTCAGGAGCACGCATGATACGATGAATCAACATGGCGTCTTCCATCAAAGACAACTGTTTCCAAACACGCCGGGCGCCTTCGATCATGGATTTACCATACGGTAGAAAGTTAGAATCGGAAAGCAAACGAAAATGTGCTGTCTCAAAAAACTCAAGGGTTTCCACCTGAGAAGTGTCTGTCGGTCGGATTTGGAACTTGACGTAGTTCTTATTAACAGGATCGGAGTTTTCGATACGCTCTACGTTATAAGCGGAAATAGGTTCCACTTGATAAACACCATACTCAGGAGAAATGTAAAGACGAAGGTAGAAATCGCCGTATTTGGACATGTTTCTCAACCAAGACCAGCCGTTATGTTCAATGTTTAAAATGTCGTAAAATAGATTGTGAAGAATGCCCTTGATATTATCATCCTCCGCGTGGACCACCAGAATCTTACCCATTTCGTTCATCGTCAAACATTCATCAGCGTAAATATCCAAGGCTGACGCGAGGATGGGGTCCATATCCATTGTATTTTTACAAATTACGCTATCCGTTGCAAAGTTAGCATATTTTTCAACGGTGACATCATACACATCAATTTCACCAACAATTTCAATAGATATTATTTTGTGGTTTAAAGTTGATTCAACTTCCTGTTTGAAAGATTTCCAATCCCGGCCCTCATTTTTAAGACGATTTTGAAGAGTGGAATGATCACAATGAATGTGTTTGAGAAAATCCCACAGATTTATTTTGGAATTTTCCTTGTAAAATTCAAATGCTTTTTCTTTAACATTTTCAAACGTTATATCGTCTCTGTATTTGGGGTTTTTTTCTCCCGATTGATCTCTGTTCTTAAATACTTCCTTCAACGTTTCAGAACGCTTTTCATTAGATTCATCTGAATGAGATTTTCCATAAAATGGATTGTTTTCTCCCTGACGTTCTCCATCCCAGTGATGAAATTCTCGGTTTATATAATTCGGATGAGATTTCAGTTTATTGAGTTGATTTTCGTAATTTTCGTCTCCCCACAATACATTTTTACTATAATTGGAATGAAATTGGATATGCTCATCCTTCGTCATTATTTGTAAATTATCTGGATGATTTTCGCCTTGCTTGAAATTTTTATGGTGAACGCATTCGTTTTCATTTATTGTTCCATAAAATTGTGTCGCAATGAGTTTGTGTTCAGACACCCAGCCATGAGAATAATTATAAATACTACGATACCCAACTTTGTTAGTATGCTGATAAAATGGCATAACAGAATCTCCAACCCGGAGTTCATAAATCATTTTATATGACCCGTCTCTCATCATAAATGGATGCTTCAAACTTCCAACGACAGATTGCCCATTATCAAAAGTTACCTTGTATCCTACCCGCTTACCATCTTTCTTTCTTGGATGAAACGCTTTTCCCAGTTTGATCGAATCTGTTTCGTGATCATAAGAAAATACATCAAATCTCTCTTGTGGTTTGTCCTTATATTTTTCAGCCAATTCCTTGATGGTAGGCTTAGACCCATCTGGTAATGGAACAATGGTATTTGGTCCTACACAGTCATAATCACGAAACAAATCAATACGAGCCGCTTGATAGGATAGGGCAAAATCGCGGGTGTAAGCATTATAAGCGGTGGAACGAACACGATTAAACCTATCTCTTAGGCTGTTGCGGTCAGTAGCATACATCAGGTCGCTGGTATCTTTGACCTTAAGTTTCTTACCACCGATGTTACGAACAACCGCACCGGATGAAAAGAGCTGTTTCAATCGTGAAAACAGCGAACGCTCTTTCACGTCGATTTCATCATTATTGTATGCTTTGTTTTGTGGGCGCAACGGGCTGCCTAATGCCATAGTATCATCCTTTCGATTTTGTTATGTGTATGTGTAAAGACTGCCATAAAGTATAAATAGAAGTGATTACTTTAGAAGCCAGGTCAAATCTTCGGTCTTACCCTGTCCATAACCTATTTTCATTCTCCACTGCTCCTGACCAACCGCTTGTTGTTTCGCGGTATAAATGGGTGTTTGGTCTGGTTGCGGAACGTGAATACCATCCAACATTTTCTTGGTAAGATAGATTCCCTGCTCACGTAATCTTAAAGCGGTATCTCTCACCCACAATCCTATACCCAATGACATAGCCAAATCGTCATTGTAATTTTCAGCGGCTTGAGCCTTTCCGTTTTCGAATATGAAGGTTTTCAGTTCGTTGATCGTTCGAATGGATCGTATAATCACGGATCTTTCTCTGAAATATGCTTCCAATTTATTCACCACCAATTGTCTCGTCCCCACATTAGTTGAAAAACCTGGTTGAAGTTTTTTATCATCATGGGCAAATCTATTGGTAAGTTGTTTCTCAACATCCACTATTTTTAGGTCCGAAGAACTATAGAAGGTATTCTTGTATTGTCGGTCCCGTATTTGTTGAAGAACCGCCCAACCAATATTTTCTCGTTCAACAATCAGGAGAGCGTCATTATATTCAGTTGCCAAAACTACAAGAAGATCACCGAAATCCTTGGTTGGTATTTGGTCTTGAAACTCAGCAACTTGTTCCAGGGTTTCCACATCCAACACATGCGCAGCCGAATAATCTGAACCATCGCCCCGAGCCACGTCTGCGCAGACAATGTAATCATGGCCGTCTTCTGGCAGACTGAAAATCCATAGGGATTGACCCCGCCTCATTTCGATGGGGTCTTTGACTCTAGTTTCTTCATACTCCTTGAGGATCATCAGGTCAATGACGCTATTTCCTGAAGTGAGAAAGTCGCAATCACATTCCTGTGATGCGGCTCTTTTACCCAACTGCTTGTCCTGTTCCTCTCTCCATGTTTGATCACGCTCCGGATGAAGATTCCAAGGTAGTCGAAGCGTATGGAAGTCGTTTTTCTTTCGTTCCGCTTCAACCCATTTGCGGTGGAACCAGTTTCCCACACCATTCGGAGTCGATAGAACGACCGCACGGCCACCGGTAGAAAGTGTATTATAAGCCGAAGTCCAAATATCTTCGGCTTCATCGATGAAAGCCGCTTCATCCAACACCAACAAACTCAAAGCCATAGAACGGCCAGCATCTGTTGCCGATGAAGTCGCCTTAATAGCCGACCCATTTTTAAATCGCAACGACAAGCGGTTGTCCTCAATCGCCGGAACCTTGAGCCAAGACGGTAGGTGGTCATTCGCAAACCTAACCTTGGTGACGATTTCCTTGGATACTTCCTGTTTGATGGATATGATAAGGATGTTTTTGTCGCTGTTGAAAATCATCATCCATAAGGAATAGGCTGATATCAAAGTCGTAATACCCAACTGACGGGACTTGAGAATCAACTCAAAACGATTATCGATGACTTCCTTTAGTGTGGATTCCTGAAATGGATAAAGATCAAAAGCGATTGTACCTCTATGCGGATGCTGGATCTTTACATACTTCCGCATGAAATAGATCGGGTCAACAAGACACTTCTTGTATTCTTCCTTGATTACGTCACGGAGGTTAGGTTGTGGGTTAGCCATAAATTATTAGATTTCTATTCCGTAACGATAATACCAATCTTCTCCCCATTCCCAATACAATTTTTTCAATGTGTTGGGTTTAAACTTCAACCATCTTTCTTCACTCTCACTCCAGATATATACCCACGTAATATGTTGTGGAAGAATACGACCGGAATAACCAAACTTTCCCATTTCTTTAGAAAGAGTAATCGCTTTCGCAGGAGCCGCTCCAAAAGTTTCAGGAGAACTAGTATGGGTATAGTGAGGTGTCTCCGTATCAATGGTAGAATGAGATTCTGCGTCATAATCAGGAACAACCAAAGCTGGATCAGGTATCTTCACTTCCAAAACAACGCGGTGGGCGCCGGGACGTTTTTTAGGACCTGTATAAACATTCCGTTTGGAAAAATCATATACCGACTGTTCCGCGTAATACGTCGCATCGGAAAACGTCGCTGCGAAAAACACTTCAGTTTCATGATGGATCTGTCTATGCTCAAAGTTTCCTATGCCTGCTCCTGCTTTTATTCCGCGTTTAAGAATACCCTGTAAGCTGATGGTGTTTGTCCCGTGGTATCCCTTGGTGGGTATTCCCGCAATGTTTTTCTTTGGATCAAAAGTTTCTTCGTCATCCGTATCGACGCTTATCCTTGTGATTTTTTTGATACGAAGTTTTTTGATAATCTTTCTGAGAATAACAGATGTAGCGGGATTAGCTTTGTCAACTCCCCGTAAGTTTAAAGTCCGCTCCACTGGATTGTAATCGCCAGCTACCACATCAGGAGGCATATCGTCGCCGGCATAACTCACAATCTCATATACACTCGTACCAGCATATTTTTCTTTAAATGCCGGATGACGGCGCAGATGAGCTTTGACCGGAGTTATATCGCTGTCATCGTCCAGGATAAAGAGCTTTTCCTGCCAACCCACAAAAAACCTGTGAGGATTGTCAACTCCCGCGGTCAAGTCCTGAACGATGATTTCAGTTAGGTTAGTCATTTCAACTTAGAGATTTCCTCTTTTAACTCCGTAATGTGTTTATTGACTTCGATCAAATCCGCTTCCGCATCCTTTAGTATATCTGCATTCTGCGCACCCGACCAAGTTTCAACCCGCCCATCACCCGTGACAAAACTGATTTTCGAATCATCCTTTTTGAGATACTCAATGGATTCGATTACTTTCTTCTGAAACTCCTTGGCCGCAGATAATTCGTTTGATAGCATTTTCTTTCGTTCGTAATCTGGATACGTTCCATCCGTTTTCTTTTTGGCCTCTTCAACTTCAAGACAAGAAAAACACATTCTGGTTTTGGCAAAAATCTTTTCATCTATTCTATCGCCAAACAAATTGATGTCCATACCACAAACTTTACAACGAGGTCGAACTAATTCACGAATAGAGTCGGCTTGTTTATTGACCTTAACTTTGGCATCGGGAGCGGTTTGTTTCCAAGTATCACCTTTCGCATCAGTCCATTCTTCTCCGATTTTATGTTTTTTTTCTACGGGTCCGGTGTATCCAAATTGAGCAAAAGGCGACTGCCCATCTACTACCTGTTTTATTGTATCTACATTCCATTTCCTTTTTGCCATAACTTTTATTTCTCCACGATAGGAAGTTTCATCCTCACCAAGTTTTCGTTGAATGATTCGATGATGTCCGACTTCTTGTTTTTATAACGAAAGTTAGAACTATCCAACTGCTTAAATAGTTTTTCGAAAGTGTTAATATCAGAAGATGAAACACAAGGTCCAAATAAAAATTCTGAAATAGTTAGCCCAACCGGCTTCGGTTCTAGTTTTTCTATTTTACCATTACACGCCATAAAACCAATAAAATGAACTCTGCCCTCAGTAAGTTGATATTTTTTGATAGCGTTCTTACCTTTTACTGGCTCTTGCGAATGGTTGAATATGACCTTCAATAAAAGTTTTTTATATATTCCATTATATTTACTTTCAAC